AAAGCTCCCTTTTTTCATTAGAACCTAGACATCGCATATCTAGAATAACTAGATTCTTGGTTTCTAACTTGGGGTTTAACAATGTTATTTGTTGTAGAGTTACTATTGATCTGACTAGTAACTTGATTAACTGGTGCTGAACCAGATTGACCATCAACTTTAGCTTGTTCGTCTGCATTACCCTTAGAAGCAGCATATACTTTAGTGCCTTGAACAGACATAGCACCACCAGCAGCTACGAACTTAGTTGCCTGTTCCCATGGGAATTCTTTGGCACCCTTCATAGCGTTTGGATCTACTTTTGCGAACTCTTTCATTGCAGTAGAAAGAGTTGTTAGACCTGCTCCAGCTTTTTGTACACCATCGCCAGCAGCGCCAATCTTAATAAGTTGCTCAACTGGAGAATCTTGACCGATAGTTAAAAGGTTTCCAATAAGAGTACCAAGACCAGCTGCTGCCTGTCCTGCACCAAAAGCAGCAAACGCAGCACCAAGGTTCTTTAGACCTTCGCCAACATTCATCAGCTTATCACCATCAATATCTTGTAGACGCTCAAGACCAGATACTAGTCTTTCTAGACCAGATCCCATCATCTCCATAGCGCCACCAATTACCCAAACTGCAGCACCCAACCCTGTAAGAGCCAATGCGCCCATACCAAGCAACGGAGCCATTGCGCCTGCAGCAGCACCAGCGGCAATCAAGCCAGCTAATGCTAAACCAGCTTTGGTTAGAGTTTCCCATTCTAATGATGCAAAGTTGTCTAGGGCTTTACTCAAACCCCAAATAACAGCAGTCAATAAACCTAATACAGCAACGCCAGCAACAGTTTTAATATTAGCGAATGATTTGATACCAAGAGCTAGACCTTCCATGATACCTTGGAAGATACCACCAATTGCTCCACCCACTGCTAGACCAACACCTTTGCCTAAACCGCCAAGAGCTGAACCAATACCCTTCATTGATTTAGAAAAGTCGCTTAGACCTAAACCAGAGGCAGAAGCTGATGCGTCTTCTCCACCACCTGCAGCTGAAGATTTCTTACCTGCCATCGCCGCAGTATTATTTGCGATCTGTTGTAACAGATCAGCCTGTGCACCCATCAAACGTAGGTTTTCTAGGTCTTGCTCTTTCTTTAATTGATTGTCTGCGGCAACGTCTGTTGTGGATTGCGCAACTTGACCTTTATCAGAAGGAGTCTTTGGAAGAGCAGCAGAAGGTTGGTCGCCAGTAAATTTACCTTTTGGAGCTGGGTTTACTATCCCTGCGCTCTTTAAGTCTTTAAGGGCTTTATCGCGTGTATTATAAAGAGCTGGTTTGTTCTTTCTAATATCGTCTTCACTAACACCCATCTTCTTAAGACGATCGATTTCATCTTGAGCTTTTAGGGCAGTTCGTTCATCCGCACGTTTTTGTTTAGCAGCTGCTTTTAATTCTTTGTCAGAACGTGTATCCCCTTGAGCACGCATGCGCTTCATGTAGTCTAAATCGTCTACCTTATTACGCACACCCTTGAACATTGAGAATGGTCCAAGCATTGCTTTCTTAATGGTGTTTGGATCTAGCGCATCAGACAAGTTTCTCTTTAGATCTTTGAACTTATCACCGACTGTCTTCCAGTCTTTGTTGCCTTTTTGTAAGGCTTCAATTTGCTTTTGTTGACCATCGCTGATTTTCTTTAAGAAAGCAGCTTGGTCTTTTTGAAGTTCTAATTGAGCTTGTTGGATCTTAATGGACATTAAGACTTTAGCATCACTTTGGTTGCTGTCTTTTATTTCCTGAGATCCAGATTGAATCTGTTGAAGAGCTTGAGACTGTTGGTCTAAAACTGCTGTTATTTGACCCAGAGCATTATTCGCGCGACCTAAACCCTGCGCGACTTTTCTCATTGGTCTCTTATTATTGCGTGGCATTATTACATCCTCTTCTTGGATTCAATACGTTGTTTTTCTTCTTCTAGGTATTGGACTAACATATGCACATAAAGCTCTCGTTCAAAAGGAAGCATATCTTCCAACTCTGTTAACGAATATTTATGATATTGCATCAATGCAAAGTTCATTCGATAGTAGTTGTGAAGAGACTCATGAGCGAGAGCTACTAAAAAAAATTCTGTAGACCTTCTAATACCTTATGATGTTCTTTACCGCAAACTGGGCACTTATATTCTATCTTTGTGGATAGTTTTGGCATAGTTTCAAAGAAGTGCTGAATCTTAGCAAACTGTTCAGAAGTTAGGTTATTCAAGAACTCTAGCAATTCTTCTTTTCTGGTTTCTTTAGCATGATATACTTCTTCACCGTCATAGATAACGTCTATCAATTCAGCAACTAAGTTGAACACTTCTTCGATGTTATCAGCATCCTTTAAGAAGTCAGTTGCGTCTAAAGTTGGGTACTTCATGATAACGCCAACGTTGTTAAACAATGGGATCTTATTTGTGTGCCCTTCTGGTTTAACAACCTTCAAATCGCCCAAGTTAATGATTACTTTGGCTTTAGCCTTTTCATTTTGTTCACCGTGATCCTCATCACACTGGAACAACAAGTCAACTGTTTCGCCAACGGACTTACCACGAATCTGTAGGAACATGTATTCCAAATCAAAAATAGCAAGTTTATCTACATCAATATCATCTAAAAGAACGTTACTTAAAACACCCTTTAGAGTGTCGATCATAATAGTGGTATCTTCAGATTGCTGCGCAATCAACAGAGCTTTTTCTTCTTTAACAACGAACGGTCTAAAACGAACTTGTTTGTTGGTTGAAGGGATTACCATGTTAAACGATGGCATGGAATTTTTTGGTAAAGCCATAATTATTCTCCTTTAGTCATATTACTAATCATCTTATTCAATTCAGCAGTACTACCCACGAAAATTGCATTGTTTGTTGTGTTGTTACTTTGTACAGCTTTAGAAGGTTCATCAATCTTTTTCTTTTGTTGATGTATATCTAAAAGCTGTTGGTTCATATCAGCTAACTGTTTCATCAAGTTACCAACAACCTCGAACGCACGTGGGTGTTCAGATTGTTTAGCCACTGTTAAAGCAGTCTCAAGTGCTTCTTTACCTTTAACTAACAGTTCATGTATATTGTTTCTTGAATGATCATAGTCGTCTTGAATATGATTGTTAGACTCAACGCTAACAACCTTTGTTTCAACTTCTACTACTTTTTCATCCATTGGTTCTATATCAAAAATTTTTGACAAAGAGTCATCAGTATTCATAGTTTCAAATCACCTTAAAATTTAATAGATGGTATTCTGGATGTAACTTGAGAGAAAGAACGTTGAGCAATTTGACCAACGGCACCAGTCAAGAAGTTACCACCTTCACCTAGACCTTTTCTAAATCTCTCTTGGAAACCAGTAAAGTCGCTTGTATACTTATTAACGCCATCTGCTGTTAATAATTGACCATTTGCCTGTTCACTAATTGTGCTGGACATCCAGTATTTGTATTGGAATGTAACATCCAAACGCATAGTGTCTTTTGATTCGGCGTCAAGTTGAACAGAACCCATTGACTTAGGGTACGCTTCAAACATAGAAACTTCGTATGTGGTTTTATCTTGAAGGTCTTGCACTTGGATAACTAGATCAGAAATATAATTTCTATACCACTGAAAACTTCTGTTCCCAGGATTCTGGATGTAGTTGATCCAGTCGTCGAACATCTTCTTAACTTTCATTTCACGATCAACGTGGAAAGTTAGAGTGACGGGGTCAAACAACTTATCATATGGAACCTCGCGCGATTCACCGAAAGATCTATTCTGAGTTGTTGCGTAATTAATACCTGGCAATGAAGCCTTCTCGCAGAAAAGAAGAGTCTTTCTAACATTGGCAGGTTCAGCGCTTGGTGGAGTTAGGTAAACCAAAAATCTATTGGTTCTAGAAAGCCCCAGCGTTTTAATTTCTGCAATAAAATCTTTTTGTCTATTTGAAGGCATTATTTCTTCTTCTTTCTCTTCATCTGGTTAACGTACTGTCGAGATTTATCCCAAATTCTATCATCAGGTGCTTTAACAAATTGTTCAACTGGTAATAGAACGGCAGTAGCCCAGTCATATGATCTTATCTCACGAAACGTTGAACGAAGACCACCGAAGTTATAATTGTGAAACGCTGGAACTGCAGCAGCGAATTTCTGAACACCTTTAATTGCTGCCCAGCTGTATTTGATACGGGTGTTTTCGTCCATCTTGGCGTTTGTCTTGTACTGCATCAAATAGTACAATAACTGCATTCTCATTTGATATGGTAGATAGTGGAAATTGATTCCACTAAACCCAGTAATTGAACGTTTATACAACAATGTGCACGGGAAACGGTCAAAGTATGGGATTGACGATTTATACAAAGGGTCATAGATGTACATATACATCTTCCCAGGCATCAATTTAGTAGTTAATTGAGCGGGGTTTCCTTTTAGAACTGTCCACGGGCTGTTAATCTGTTTCATCAGCAAAATCATTTGCTGTTCATACCAAGCCTTCGATTTACGAAAAGCTGTTTTGAGGTCGTATTTGTTCTTCTCGAAGATATCGAGAGCAGCGATCTGGGCAGCTGTACGGCTTTGTTTAATCGGAGTAGGCATATTGACTATTTAGGTCAAACTCCTAATTCCTTTTCCGTAATAATCTTGAACTCCCATCCACGGTCTTTAGCGTATTCCGTGGCTGCTTTCCATTTGGCTTGGTTTTTGATGAATCCGTACGATTCAGCTAAATATCTTTTAGTCTGTCTGCCAGGAAACTCTGGTGGGACTGTTTGTTTTAAAGGTTTAATTTCTATCAGGTAAGTTCGAGTAGAACCATCTTTTTGTTGAACTCTAATCTTAAAATCAATAAAATAGCGATGTAATTTGTTATCAGTTGGGCAGACGTAAGGTATGACAGTCTCTTCGGAACTCCATCTAACTATTGATGGGTTTCTATCGCACCATAAAGCGAACTTCCTCTCCCAAGAAGATCTCATAATTATATTTGATACGTCACCCGAGTATTTTTGCGGGTTCAAAGGGACAAAACGTGATTTATGGAACATAAATAATATGTGCGTACAAAACCCTATTTAGGTCAAACATGATAGAAAATTTCAGTTCAGAAAACGTAAGAGCGTATTACAACAAAGCCAAATCTGCTGTAACCAGTGCTCCAGAAAGAATCAACAAAGCAACAATGCCACCCAAGTCTACTTGGGGTGACAAGAATGCCGTAAAGTTTCTCTCAGACAAATATAAGGTTGATCAACACTCATATCCTTCAGACTTAATGAGTCCAGTTTATGGTGGTAATTACGCAGTGTTTTATATCAACGTGTCTGAAGATTCTAGATTGAACGTTAAGAGTAACACAGTAGAATTAGACCCAAAAACTGAACAACGTCAGCGTGGTTCTTTGGTTGGACAAAAGTTAGACGTTGCTACTCTAGCAGCTGCTAATGCAGGTACTCAGATTCTAGGTGGTATTGGTGGTGGTATCGCCAGTACAACAAAAAGTGGTGGTAAAGAAACTGCTATAAACTCTGGTGGTGCTGCGCTTGGTGTAGCAGTTGCTGGTACTATGGCACCAGATGCATCCCGTTCACAAAGACGTTTGAAAACGGCAATTGCTCTACACATCCCCAACCAACTATCTGTTCGTTATGGTATGCAATGGTCTGAAGAAGACACTGCATTACTACAAGGCGCAGCTGATGCTATTCTGGCTGGTCTAAACCGCAAAGGTACAAACGGGAAGATGAGCACACTACCTCAAGTTGCCAGAGAAGGTGCGGCTGCTATTGCTTTAAATAAAGTTCAAAACCCAGGAGCAGTTTCAGCTGCGCTTGGTATTGCGGCTAACCCTAAGAAAGAACAAACCTTCAAGGGTGTTGATTTCCGTAAGTTTACATTTGACTATCAGTTCTACCCTAGAGATGAGACTGAAGCTCAGAACGTTATGAACATTATTGAGCAGTTCAAACTACACATGCACCCAGAGTTTAAAAGCCAATTGAACTATGTTTGGATTTACCCTTCTGAGTTTGATATTATCTATTACAGCGGTGGTGCTGAGAACTTACACCTACACCGTCACACTTCTTGCGTGCTGGAAGAAATGAGTGTAAACTATACACCTAATGGCAATTTCTCAGTATTTGCTAATGGTATGCCAACACAAATTAACGTTTCCCTTGGTTTCAAAGAACTTCAAGTTCTATCGAAAGAAACTGTTGCTGGAGGTTTATAATATATGTACTTCAAAGACTTCCCTCAGTTTCTTTATGATTTTAATTACGGTGATGGTAAATCTAAAACCACCGTTGTTAGAGACATAACAAGAAACGTGCGAATCAAGAAAGATATCTTAGCAAACATTTCATTGTTTGACGAGTATGATATCATTGATGGTGAAACGCCAGAGATTATTGCTGAAAAATTCTATGGATCTCCAGATTATCATTGGGTTGTTATGATCGCTAATGAAAAGTATGATTGGACTACGGATTACCCGCTAAGAGAATCCATCTTACAAAGACATATCAAAACATCATACAATCCATTGCTTTATTCTGATGATTGGTATTGGGATGTTCATGATGATGGTTTAACATACGTTCACTTAAAGATCACATATGGTTCAACACAACCTTTTGACCCAGACTATTTGACCGCACCTGTTACAATTAAACTTTACGATCCATCTAAGACATATGTTAAGACCATAAATTTCCCTGGCGACTATGTTGAATTGGATGTGGCTTCTCAGTACTTCGTTTTCCGTTACGAAGAACAAGCTGAGTTTGGACCAATTACAAACTTTGGTGAAGGTACATTGAATTATGGTGTTGGTAAAACAAGGATCTATATTGAAACTGACGGTAGAGAAAACAATCCTATCTATTTCGTAGACACTAAAGGTAATATTGTTAACCCAAACGTTGATGGTGCTGAACCTGTTACTGGTGCTGAAGTCCACCGATTAGAAAATGATAACAAACGAAGAATTAAAATTATTTCTCCAGGATTGTTAGAAACGCTGATCAAGAATTATGAAGAGCTTCTAAGATGAGTTTTATTTCTGGTAAGTATTTACGTTTTGCTGGTGATGTAAATATCGACAAATGCGTGTTGACTGGAAGCAATGGCGTCTTCCAGAATATCACTGCGCAAGTTACACAAGTGCAAATATTTGAAGATATCTTTTCACCATACATCACAGGCAGCATAGTTATAAAAGACGCATTAGACTTTACTAACTTATTTCCATTACGTGGTGAAGAATACTTACAGTTGAGAATATCAACTCCAACTATGGAACGTGGATATATTGAAGGTACATTCCACGTCTACAAGATGAGCGACAGAACTAAACTTGGTGATAGAACTGTTGCTTACGAATTGAACTTTATTTCAATTGAGTCTCTAGCTGACGCAAATAAAAAGATCAGCAAAGTTTATTCTGGAAAGATCTCAGACATTGTTGGTTCGTTTGTGTTGGATAAGATTGATGGTCTTGAGAGCGGTAAGCAATTTATTGTAGAAAATACAAGAAACACTATCAAGTATATTTCAAACTTCTGGTCTCCTGTTAAGAACCTAACGTTCTTGGCAGATAACGCCATTTCAGAATCACAATCACCGTCATTCTTATTCTTTGAAAATAGAGACGGTTTTAATTTTAGATCTCTGGAAAAGTTATACAAGGGTGAACCAATCATTGAGTTTGTAAACGACCGCTACACTCGTGACAACTATCCTGTTGGTGGTAACGCTCTTAACATTCTAGAAGATTATAAGCGAATTACAGATATAGAAGTACCAGCAATGTATGACTATATGGATAGACTGAGATCTGGTATGTTGGCGTCTAAGTTGATTTCTTATGACTCCACTAAGAAAACGTACACTGTTAAAAACTATATCGCAGCAAACCGTTTTGAATCGCAGGGGCATTTGAACAAGAATCCATTGTTCACCAATGATGCACCAATTCGATCAAACTCTAAGATCATTCTATACCCAAGAGCGTTTGAAACATTTACTAGTTTCGGTGATACAACTAACGCACGTATCATTCAAGAAAGAAACTCATTTTTAAAAATGGCTGAGTCCCAAAAGGTTGTTATTTCTGTTCCAGGAAGATGTGATTATACGGTCGGTATGACTTGTAACTTGTACTTGCAACAGACAAAACCTATAACCAAGCGTGACACACAAGACGAAATTACAGATAAAATCTTATCTGGTAAATA